ACATTGTAGTCAAGCATACGTTTTTTTGCAAACACACGCAATTCTTTTAAAAAACTAAACCAATCATCTTTTTGCGAGTCATTGCCTTCAATAAAACCTTTAGAGTATATAACAGTTAAGCCGTCGTCTTCATCTAAACTTATACTAACTTTTCCAAGATCATTATAATCAAAATCAAAAAATCTTGCTAGTTCTGGTTTATTAGTTACAGTACCATCTTGATCTCCAATTGTAATATTTGGAAATCTGCTTCTAATCTTATTGAATAGGTCTTCACTTATTTTATCAAACTCGTTCATATTGTATTTATCAATAGTTGCTACTAATGAAGATTGGCATGGGCGGATCGTAATCTTCAATATCTTCTGTCTGATTGAAGGTGTTGTACACTCTTGGATCCCAATCTTTTAACACATCCATCATCCTTATTGCTAATAATGTTGCACTTACTAAATCGTCGCTCATTCCTGGTTTTGCTTGATAACTAGATCCTGTTGCAACAAAGCCTTTAAGTTCGCTAATAAGTGTTTTAGAATGAATACACATTTTGTCACTTTCAATCATTGTTTTCAGTCTACTACATGCAGTTACTTTGCTGCTATGTGTTGTATTAAATCCTTTACGGAACTTTCTAACGTGCCCTTTGCGCATAGGTTCAGACACAAAAAGTCCTGGTATATTTTCTTCACCAAAATCATTTATAACAATTAGTGCTGCTTCACCTATACCATTATTTTCAACACTCCAATATATCCCGTTAGCATTCTTAGTTTCTTGTTCTAAGTATTTACATATATCTGAAAGAACTCTAATTTGTCCAGGTATTGCTGTTTGGTTGTGCTGCCACTCTGCAACTTGTTCGTAACTAGGTAATTCAAATACTTGAATAGCAGCATTATCACCACCTGTGCCCATGCTTGGATCGAGAGATACACAATATGTATATTGATTTGTGGGTTTTTTATACCAGCGAGTTTGCCCCATATTTACTTTAGGACTTTTTCCTTCTAGCACAGACAGTTTGATTGAATTGATAAGTGTTTCATCAAATACTAAAAATTCACATCCGTATTCTCTACGGAATTTTTCTTCTCCGATACGCCCTATCTCGTCTGCTTTCCATTTATCATCTCTATCAGGATGCTCTTGCCATTCAGCTCTAAAAGCATGAAAACCGTTTATACCTACATCGTTTTCATTTCCATATTCGTCAAACTTTTGTTCTGCTTGTTTCCAGATAGTAGCAAATGTATCTTCATCTGAGTTAGGTGTACTAGTAATAATAGCACGACCACCTGTTGCTAATGTAGGAGAAATTGAAGTCCAAAACTCTTCCGCAATGTTAGGTTGCACAAACGCAAACTCGTCACAGTATAGTAGCGAGATAGACAAACCACGTCCTGTGTTGCCCGTTGTTGTTTGGCTTATAATACGTGAACCATTTTCAAATTCTATGCTGCCTTTATTGTATGAAGTAACTCCTGCCCTAATATGATCTGGACAAGTTTCGTATACATAACGAATACGTGCCATGATTTCCTGCGCACCGGTGTATTTGTGTGCAGCAATTAATATAGTTTGATCAGGATGAAACATTGCATACCAAGCAAGATAGATACTAGCGCATGTAGTTTTACCTGTTTGTCTTGGCATCATGTTGATATTAAAGCGATAGTTATGATAACTATGCATCAAACGTAGCTGATATTCATATGGATCAAATAAAAGTTTACCTTTTACAGGGTGTTGTATGTAAGCAAAATGTTTTGCAAAATGCAAATAACCTTCAGCAGGATCCATACATGCAGCAAGGTCTTCTATTTGTGCATTTGTATATTGTTCTTTTGTGTTGGCTTTTTTAGTTAATACGCCGTCTAATGATTTACTCATGTGTATATTTAACCAAAAAAATAGGCTCCGAAGAGCCTATTGATTTGCTGGGGGAACTATCCGCAGTTAGATGCGTATAATTTTTCAAATTTACCTTTGCTACAACCGTATTTTTCGCTAACCTTTTTGTACATTTCCATTTTAGCACAACCGCTTGCATTAAGTTTCATCATTTCTTTTTTGCAGCCCATTTCGTCAAACTTTGCTGAGCCGTCACCGTCTTTGCCGGTTTTCTTAAATTCTGCTTCGTTTGTTTTCTTTTTCTTGTCTTTAAGAGCTTTCTTCATTGGCTCTTTTTTATTGCCGTCGCCGTCAAAGTCTAAGTAGTCTGGCTTTGCTTTCTTCTCTTGTAGTGCTGCCATTAGTGTTGCTTTAATAGCTTCAACAGCCATTGGGTTGTCACCGTCTTGTGTAGCAGCATATGCTTTCTTCTTGCGGTTTAAGTCGTTGCCGTCTGGAATAGCGTCACTCATGTCGCCATATTCTGGTTCTGGCTCGTTGGCATAACCTTCATCCATATTGTCCATATAATCTTCAATGTATTCTTGAGCTCGTTGCATTACCATATCAAACTTATCACTGCCACCATCTTGATCAGCCATAGCATCTGCCATTTCTCCGGCAGCATCCTCTATATTACCTTGTTTGATTAATGCACTTACTTTAGCAACGTTAGGTTCGCCGTAGTACATCATTTCTGTGTCCATATCATCTACAAACTTAGCAATCATTGACGCAACTTTAGGATCAGCACCTACTTCAGTATCGTCGGTCAATGAATCGCCTGCTGCTGCACCTGTCAATGCTCCTAGTGGTCCGCCCGTAGCTAATCCTAGAGCGCCGCCAGCTAGGGCACCTAGTGTTCCTTGATTAATATCCATATCATTCGGATCATTATCTCTACCAGGAATATCAGGATCGTCTGTTGGCATTGCGCCTCTAAATTTTTCAATATCGCCACGCATACCTAAGCTAGTTGCTGATGGTTCATCTTTAGCACCTAAACCTGCATTTTTCATCATATCTATTAGATCAGCAACATGTTCTGTACCAGATGCATTTAAATTTACATTCATTGATACTGGTTGTCCGCTATCTACTTGGCTAGTAATAGGACCCTCTGTTACGCCGCATTCAGCAATGCGGTCCATTGACTCGATTAATTTCTTCATATCCATAATGTCAGCCTCCTACAACTGCTTTTGTGTTTTCTACATCGCCGATATCTGATGACTCTCCAACTGGTGCGCCTTCTGCACCACTGTGTTCATTTTCTTTGCGAGCAGTTTCTAATTCTTTTAACAAGTCCATTACACGATTTGTGCCAACATCTTGTTGCGCACTTTCACCGCCCATGTCTTCTTCATCTAACATAGTTTCATAAGGTGCATCGTCTTTAGTTTCTTGGTATTCTTCTCTAGGATCATTCATGTTGCGCACAATAACATATGCTTGATCAATACCACAACATTGTCCAATGTATTCTTGTAGTACTTGACTAGTAGTTGGATATTCAAGCTCTGCTTCGAAGTAAGTAACTTCCATATTTTGTAATTGTGGAAAGTCTAACGGACGCTCTTGGATTGGAGTTTTTTTGCCTGGTGACAAATTTACTACTTTATATCTTTTTAATGCAGTTTCCATTGTAGAAACGCACTCTGGAGTGCAATCTGGTCCTGCAATACCAATTTTAAATTCATAAGTCTTTTTAGACTCGGTTAGTATTTCTTTAAATGATCTCATTGCGCATTGATCCTATGTTTATGTATTATTTATCTTTATCTAAGCCTTTTAACTTCTCTAATAGACTATTGCGATCTGTAACAACATATCCTTCACCGTTGATCATATCTCCGTCACCGGCTCCGCTGTCTTTGTCCATCTTTTCTTTCTTTAATTGCAAATCTACCATCTTTAGTTTTTTATCTAGTTTTGCAATTTTAGCGTCTAAGCCTGTTTTTAAAAAGGTGCTTGCAACCTCAAAAACTCTTCCACTGTATCTCTGTTCTACATTCATTCCTAAATCCATAAGATCTTCATATGCAGTCATTGCTTTGTCTGCAACATCATTTAACTCTTTATCTGCCATTTCACCTAAACCCTTAACAGCAGGCAAAGCACTTGAAATTTTATCAAACTCGGCTATGTCTCGCAAAGTTTTATTATTTTCTTCTATTTCATATTTTTGCTGTTCTTCTTCTTGGGCTTCTGCTTCTTGAATAATTTCTTTAGCATCAGGCAAGTTTAAAAGATCTTCTAATTTTTTTGTCATTGTTATAATCCATTATATGCTACTATTATTTATCCTATTAGATGATGAAAATTATGGTTGACATAAGGTTGATTATGTAGTTTTTTAAGTTCACATAAAAAGTCTGCATGTAGACGATGGTTAGGATCAAATACTGCAATATCTTTCACTTGTTCTGATGTATATGCTCCTGCTTCCCAATATAAATGTTGTCTAAAGTTTGCCTGCCATTTGTGAATACTTCCTTGCATTATTTTTTGCATAATGTCATATGCTAAACTCATTTCTTTATAATTGTGTTCACTGACTACATAACTAAACACAAATTTTCTTCTAATATCTGTACAACTAACAAGATACTGTATATTATCTAACAAGCGATTCCAATCGCCGCCTAGTCTCGTTATACCCTCATATGTTGCACGGGTGCCTGCATCAAAACTAATATCAAAAATTCTAATAAATTCATGACAATTAAAACTGTTCCACATTTTTTCGTTTAACAGCATACCGTTTGTTACTATTTGGATTATTTTTATGTTTGGGTATTTTGTCTTATCAAAATTAATTAAAAAGTCTCTATAAATTTTACTATAGATAGGATCACCGGATCCTGTAAGCATTATTGTTTGTATACTAGATCCAAAACTTTTTTCAATTTCATCTTGTAACGCTTGTTTACGATTATGTTCTGCCGAGTTTAATTTATCGTTAGGAATAACATTGAGTCTACAACTAGGGCAGTGTAAATTACAACTTCTATCTTGTCCATACAGAATGTTTTCTAATTGTGGTTCTTTAGGAGGAGTAAAATTTTCTTTATGTTTCATAAAACTGAACTCATCTTTGCGTCCGCCTAATACTTGGCTAATATCTGGACAAGTTTTATGATTGCAATAACGAAAGCTCCCATCTAACATACTATCTCTGATAGCTTTAGATTTGTCACTGTACCATCCTTCTGTAATAGTTTTTGTTCCGTTTTCAGTAATATCTTCAGGAAGCCAACTCGGACAGCACAAATATGCTTTATTTTCTTGTATATCTAAATAATTAAATGGTTTAGTACATACCCAATTGTTTAGAACATCTTGATTTGCCATTAATATAGTAGTCCATTATATGCTACTATTATTTAGCGTCTTTTTCCTGTGTGGAATATATCTTGTTCTGTAACAATTCTAAAGAAAATGCCTTTTTGTTTAGACCATGCTCTTGCTGCTTCCCACTTGGCTTGATTTACAACATAATGAGCCTGGTTATGTTTTGATTTGCCAACTTTTTCTCTAAGTGCTTGTGAACTAGGTTTTACTTCTATTAACTCTACTCTTTGTTTTCCGTTTCTGTCACTATACACAATGAAAAAATCTGGAACATAGATAGTTTGTTTTCCTGTCAAAGGATTTTTATATGGAATTTTTATTGACTCGCTTGCCCACTTACTGACGCTAGGATGTTCGTCACAAAATTTCATGAATGTGAATTCCCATCCACTTCTATAAGTAGGTGTTTTATTTCCTATATATTTTTCAGGATTTTTTAGTGAGAACTTACCTTGTGCAAAATGTGCCATATCATATTACAATATTTCTTTGATCAAATAGTTCATAATTAAGTTTTTTGTCTGTAAACCCTAATGCACTAGTTTTGGATCTATTTAAATTTAATATTTGAGCTACAATAAGACTTAATTGAACTTCATTTATACCTTTTAGTGTATCTAACAATCCTTGTACGTCTAAGTTATCTATTTTAGCCTGTTGCAATAAAACGCTGGCTGTGTTGATAGCTGCTACTCTGTCAAATCCTCTTTTAAGGAAATAACCAATTACTGCATCAACTTCTTCAGGATTATAAGAAATATCAAATTCATAAAAATTTTTGTAGTATTCTACTGTAGGATCTGTGCTCAATGTTCTAGAATCTGTTGTGCTTGTACTTTTAGTTCGTGACATCTTTAACCTCCTAATGCATTAGATGCTGTTTGTATGAGGCTTATATTTCCTCCTGCTACTAAGTCTTTCAAATTTTGATCTATTGCTGCTTGCTCTATAGGTGTAGAATTATTGTACGTATTAATGTCTACATTTGGAATTGCTCCAGTATTAATTAATGCAGGCGTTATTTGAGCAGATGTAGCCGGATCGTCTAAAGCTGCTAGTATTCTCGGTGTATTCAAAGTTGGCACGTTAAGATTTTCAGATGATGACGTAGTTACATTATTATTTTGTGTGTTTACAGTTGGTATTTTGTCATTATTTAAAACATTATTTACTATAGTACCTACAACTGCGCCTCCTACTGCTGCGCCAACACTTGCAGTAAGTCCATTTTTATTTCCAAAAACTTTTTCAGTAAGAGCATTCACACCTAATCCAACTAATGTTGGTATTAGTCCATTACCTCCGTCAAACCCTAAAAATCCTTGATCTATTATGCCTAGAGGGCTAGGCTCAACATCGTAGCCAACATCTGCATCTCCAAAACCTACAGGAGGTTGACTGCTTACAGAACCTTTACTATAAAGCACACCTTCATATGCTACTGTCATCGAAGCTTCATTAAAGCTACCATCAGAACTATCTACACTACCGTGGTCCCAGGCAGATAATAAAGGATTTATTAATGTATAAGCAAACCATTCTCTTCTTGCTAATTGATAAATTGTTATGTAATCAAAAAAGGGATTCTTTTTTCTATTGTTTAAACCATAATTAGGAACATCGCCGAAATATTTGTCTCTTGGCAAGTATGCTGCTTGAGATCCACTTGTTGAGCGGTTTCCATCTGCAAAATAATATTTGTAATATTCTTCTAGCATTGCCCGCACAGCACCTAAATTATCATCGTGTAATGTAAATCTTACATCCTGATAATCTAACCTTGTTTGTATATTTTTCTTTCTGTTGTACTGTTGCTTGTTTTCAATACTTGCTCTAAAGCTGGGCAAGTCGGCTGTTTTTACAAGTATACCTAACTCTTTTTGAAAGCTAAAAGAATTGCTTGTTGCACTGTTACCTACTTCTCTGTTAGGCTGGAATACAACATGATACATGTACTTTTGCTTAGGTGCAAAAGTAAAGTTATTCTGTGTATAAATCTGATGGGCATGTCTCGCATCACGCAAATGTGTGCCAGCAGATAAATTAAATAAAAAACTGTCCTTAATGCTCATACTAATATTTATCCTTAAGTATTATATGCGCACATAAAGAAAAGCGAAGATTGAATTTAACCAATCTTCGCTTTTGTATAATGCCAACCTCTAAAACTAATTAGTTAGAGACTGTAGTTCCGCCGATAGCGCCAACTGTAGCTCTTGCTACAGATTCACCAATACCTGTAATGTCATCGCCACCAAACTGGATAGCATTATCATAACGGATTGTAAGTGAAGTTGTTACAGCATCACTTGTTGCATACGCTAGTGTGTTATAGTTTGCTGATTCAATATAACAGCCTACTAATTGGAATCTATCAATTACATTTGCTCCGTCAGTTCCGTTTCCACCATCTAAAATTTCAATTCTAGTTTGGAATTTGTACGAACCACTTGATACAGCACTTTGCTGCTCAAAGAAGTCAAACTGTCTTTGAAGTTGCTGACCGATAATTTTTTGTACGTTATTGTTAGCATCCTCACGTAATGTAAGTGTTACTGGTTCCCATGTATGCTTACCTGCAAGATATGTTCTTGAGTTGTAAGCATCAATTGTCATTTGTTCAAAGCTCAAGTTAGGACGAGTTACGTCAACTACTTGTCTTGAAATTTCTCTTGTACCATCAGGACCGCCTGTTGTACCAAAGTTGTCTAGTAAAACTCTAAAGCGATACTGTAATTTAGGCATCAACAAAGATGAGTTAGATCCAGCACCTTCAGTAGGAATACTAATATTTTGTAGTGTTGTGATTGGCATTTTTTAATCTCCTGTTACACATATATTTATGCTATTATGGACGGAGTATTTCATCCGTCCATAAAGTGCGCATATTATCCTAGTGCAGCAATCTCTCCTGTATTCTTCAGTCTTAGCGGAATGTAAATAAATTCAATTGCTTTAACTGGTTCAATTGCAACATCTAAGTAAAGCTCATTACGATCAATCCTTGCTGCTGTGTTATTTGATTCATCACACACAACTAGGTAATCATAAACAGCTCTTAGTGCAACTAGCTCTAGTAGTAGAGCATCTGCGGCTGCTTTAATTTGATCACGTGTAATCTTGTCATTTGGCTCAAACAAGTATGGTTTTGCCAATAGTTCAAGTTGTCCACGTAAGTACACAGTTAAACGTGCTACATTAACTCTATCTAATGCACTTGCATTTCTTGCACGAGTTTTTTGTCCAAATACAACTAATCCTGCGCCACTTAAGAATGTGATAGGATTAATTTTATTTGAATATAGTGTATCACGCTGTCCTGTGTTTAGTGCTACTGAAACAAACTCTCCTTCGCTATTAATATAACCTGAGCTTGTTGCGTTGCTTACACCGCCTCGTCTTGTACCTGCTGGAGCAAACCAGGGGAACGCAACTTGGTCGTTAAGTATAATAGTACGTAGTGCCATGTGGCTTGGAGGAACAACAATGTTATTACCAAAGTTGTCACTAGTAAAGCCTGCACCGTAGTACATAGCCATGTACTCATCAAAGCTCACTGCACCATTGTCGTTATCTTCAACTGCTAGTCTAACGTTAGAAGCCCATTCATTAAGTGAAGTAGCATCTGGTGTTAAACGGAATGGAGTATCACCTACAACAAACGATGTTAAGCGTCTGTCAGTGTTAAGTGTGATCATTTCACCAATTAATTCTGGATAACCTGGGCAAGCCATTAAGTTAAACTGACGTGATTCTTCGTCACGTATTTCTTGATTGCTGTTAACCAAAGCCTGTAATGCTTGTACAACACTCTTGCGTTGTGCATGACGTCCAAATGTTCCTGAACCGTCTTCGTTATTACCTGAATCTGTAACCCAACGGTGTGGATAGTAATTACTCATTGATAAATCACCGTACCGGCCGTTAGTTTCAGTTGTTTGGATATAATTACGCTCAAAACGTTTTACATTAAATCCGCTTCTGCGTGTATTCCAAAGCAACATACCTTTTGGATATAGTGCTGGATCTGGAGCATCTGGATCCAAGTAATCGCTCAATGTCATTTCTGCAATAGTTGCATTAGGTGCTACTGTAGTAGTACCGCCAGTGTCACCATAACGTGCATCAGCAAATAGTATGCCTTCTTCTGTAGTTTGATCAGTCTTATCAACTAAAATCCAACCACTTGCTCCTGTTGCAGCAATTGTTGCATTATACTTGTAAATTGCTGGATAATCTTCAACGTCAGCTGTGCTGATCCAAATATCGCCAGTTACTAAGTTGCCTGCATCTGAACGGTCACCGTTTTTTGGTTCGCTTGCAGAAACAATTGGACCTTCAGGATCAGTACCGCTAAATGGACTTGCAACAGTGCTTTCGCCTGATACACCGTCGTAAGCTAATCCTACCCATGTATCTCCATTGTGTACCATAATGTCAACTTCGTCCACAATTGAATTATACCACAATGCACCCTGTGCTGTAAGGCTTAATGGTGCGCTATTAGATGCTGTGTATGATAACGGTGCCCAATTTGATGCAACAAATTGCTTAGGTGATGTTGCATTTGTAGTACCTGGAGCAAAATACAAGTTTGTTGTGCCAGTTGTTCCTACACTAAATCCAAACAATGTTAAGCCACCATCTGTATCAACCATTTTAATTTCGCCACCTAATTTGTGAGAAATTTGTACACGGTTTTGTGCATCAACTACAGCAATTACATTTGTCAAACCTGCTGCATTAATTGCGCCAGCAAGTGTATCTGCATCTGCAATGTCTGCTGCTGTAGTTACAGAAACAGTTGAAGCATTTGATCTAGTTGCACTACCTGCTGTAGATTCTTCTATAGTGAATGTATATGTGCTTGCTGCTACACCAGTGCTGCCAATTTTAGCACTTGTAATTATAGTTGCACCAATTGCGCTTCTGCGATATACTTTATAGTTAGCTAACGGATTAGCAAGCTCATTAATGTTAACATTTACATATAGTGAATCAACAGTAATGTTTGCGCCACCACCGGTTGGATCTAATGCATAAAGTGCATTTTCTGCGGTAGTAAACAATGGTGCTGAAACTTTGTTCCAAATAGCTGCTCCTGCATCGTATTGTTTTACACTTACATTAGCACCGCCATTTGGTTGTGTTGTTTTAATCCATACACTGCCTGTTGGAGCAGGTGATGTGTCTGTAGACTTAAATTCAGGAACGCTTGTGTGCGGAGCAATTTCTAGTCTAGGAGCAGAATATGTTCCTGCTGTTAAACCTAAATCAGCTAGTAATGTTCCGTTGCCTTCTGCAAGGCTTACTGTTCCTGTAGCGTCTGTGCCAGTTCCGCCTTCATCGTCGATGGCAGTTGCGTCTGCAAAAATTTGGATTCTGCTGTCTACTAATGCTGCATTTACACCAGTTGCACCTGAAGCATTTATTGCAGTAACTACGGCAGTAAAATCAGTTCCTCCAGCAACGACAGGAACATTATTAATTAAAATTGTATGCGTAGCATCTACTGTAGTAGGAGCATTTGATCCGCTTGCTGCAGGATAACTATCTTGCCATTCTAGGCTACCTAGTTCTACCCAATTACCTGCATTTGCTTCTCTAGTTGCTTGTGAAGCACCGTAACCAGGAGACTTATAAAATACTCTATTATCATTGCTAGAATGATCAATTGCGTAATCTCCGATAGCTCCAATTGATGTTTTAGGTTTATCAGTATTGTCTAAATCATCTGTTGATACAATTGCATGATGTGTTTGACCAGTAAATGTTTGGCCGCCAACTGTTGTAATTGCGGCGCCGTTCCATTCTAAAATACCAAATTCGCTTGCAAGTGTATCTAGCCACCATGCGCCATTTGCTGGAGAGCCACCTGGTGCAGTTGCGCTTGCTTCTAGCTCAGCTAGGTCGATATCTGCTCTAACAACATATGCACGGTTTGAAACGCCTAGTGCAGAATATGCTGCCTGTAATCCATATTCGTTAAGCTCTCCTCCGTGAATCATGTTTCCTGTTGAGTCACTGTAAAATAGTGGATCGCCAAATGTTTCACCAAGCTCTCGCTGACTGGTGATTAAGTAAGGTGTACCAGCGTTTGCTTTTGTAGTACCTGATGCAACTCCTGTGCCGCTGCTTGAAGCTTTGTTACTTGCAGTTGCTACAAAAATCATAGGTACAGTGCCGCCAGCTGCTGGGGTGTAGAATGATTCGTCAATTACACTGACTTCTACGCCTGGTGATACTAATGCCATGTTATTTCTCCTATAGGATGATTAGTTGTTCTATATGAGTATTTACCATTTAATCTATAAATCACCCACAATACATACCAAAAAAAGGTACCGAAAAGGTATGGTAAATACTATATGAGACCTTTATGCGTGTGTGGTAAGCGACCTGCTGCTATTAATTATAAAAAAAATGGCAGAGTGTACTACAGAAAAAAATGTGAAAAGTGCCTACGTAATGGCACAGGACATGGAGTTCCTTTATGGGAGCAAAAAGGATACGTAAAAAAAGACATGTGTGAAAAGTGCGGATTTAAATCCAAACATCCAGAACAATTTAATGTTTTTCATATCGATGGAAATTTAGAAAATTGTAGACCAAACAATCTCAAAACAATTTGTGCTAATTGTCAGCGCATTGTCCAAAAAGAAAATGCTATTTGGCGACAAGGAGATTTAACTCCTGACTTTTAATCTTTCGATTAGTTGATATGTATTAAACATAAGTTCGTTTAAATCACCATTGTTATCAATAGTAAAATCTGCCATCCACTGTTCTAAACTCATTGAATCTTTTGCTTCTGGGGGAAGATGATCTGAACGGTCAACCCATATTGCATAATCAAATACACCTGTATTTTTCATTGCAAAAAATTCACGTTTATTCCGCAGGCCGCAATAAATGTCGTGGGCTTTAAATATTTCTCTACCTAAGCGAGCTCCATCGCCTTTATTAAAATCGCAGATAGCATCATACCATTCTGCTCTGTGATTATGCCTGTCAGCATAGCACTCTTCTTCATTAGTATATCCATACTTGTCCTTTAGCATATCATAGATAAAGAGCTTTGAACAAAACTTACTACTTGATTCAAAACTTAAATTATAATTTTTTTGTAATATTTCGCAAACAGTATCTTTGCCATGCCTGCCATGACCAATTACAAGTAGCTTCAATGATTTCATAAAATCTCCCAGTCAATTTAGTAAATTATACACTAAATTAGAGAGATTGTCAACTATTTTTAGCCAATAGTGAAACCGTAGCCAACGCCGCCGCCTACTTGTAAAGAGACTTCAGATTCGAGCTTATCCATTTCGGCTTGTGCTTCTGCTTTAAGTGCATCACCGTTAAGTGTTGATCCACCTTGTGGTCCAGCGATAGTAGCAAACTTTGAACGTGCTTCTCCTAGCATATACTTACAACTTGCAAGTGTATAGTCTTTGATCCACTGCTTTGCTAAGTAATCTTCTAATAATTGTTCGTCAGGTCTGTAATTGTAAACGTACAATAATAGTTCTTCTTCTGCTCTAGGTCTTTGCAGTAGTGTTAATTTTTTTGTTGTTGTATTCCATTTAAATTCAATAAAAGAACCAAACATACGTCCAACAAGTTCTTGGTGTTGTGAAAATAGATCATATGTCGCTAATCCGCCTAACTTAGAACTAGACAAAAGATACGTGTTTGTGTAAGCAAGATTAAATGGCTCAAATAAACTTCCACCATCACCTCCGCCGGTTCTTGATCCAATGCTTCTGCGGAAAAGTTTACGAACTTCAATTACTTCGTTTGGCAAAGTATAATCATTTTGATCAACAACAGTAGGCAAAAACATGTATGATTCTTCAACTGAATTATCACTACGCTGTCTAAATTTTGTCAATGCTTTACCTAGTGCTGTTTGGTAATGTATTGGATCAAGTTCAACATCAACCATGCCTCCGCCTAAAAAGGCGTTTACATAATCAAATACTTCTTGTTTTTGTGTTGCTAAGTCTGACATATATGTTTCTCCAATAGTATTTATCGTTACGATAAATATGTATATGCCAAGATTATCATTATATAAACCAGAGCGCGGAAACGATTACTATTTTTTGGACAAACAAATCCAAGAAATGTTTACAATTGGCGGCACTGATATTAATATACACAAGTACTTAGGTCCTGCTGCACCAAGCGAAGAAGATCGTGATGCAACAAAACCAGAGTATGATGTTGTAGCAGAAACAAACATACAGGATCTACTGTTTTTAGAAAATAGAGATAGAAAATATGATGCAGATGTTTACACAATGCGTGGCATCTATAATGTCCAAGATATAGATTTTGACCTTAGTCAGTTTGGTTTGTTTTTAAGTAACGATACACTGTTTATGACAATACCGATTAACAGCAGTGTAAAAACTCTTGGTAGAAAAATTATGACGGGGGATGTTATAGAACTTCCTCATCTTAAAGACGAGTATGCACTTAATGATTATGATGTTGCACTTAAAAGATTTTATGTAGTAGAAGATGTAAATCGTGCAGCAGAAGGTTTTAGCCAAACATGGTATCCACATTTATATAGATTAAAATTGAAACAAATATATGACGGACAAGAATATGCTGAGATTTTAGATCTTCCTGTGTCTGAAAATTCAGACACAACACTTAGAGATGTATTATCAACATATGAAAAAGAAATGCAAATTAACAATGCCGTAGTTGCACAAGCTGAAGCAGATGCTCCTAAAAGCGGATTTGAAACAAGTCATTATTATTCAATTGCTACAGACGACTCAGGCAATGTTGCACTCCAAACAGCTGACGAAACTGATTTAGATGCAAGTGGCATTAATATTACTGCTGACGAAGTTACAGATAGACCCGATAGAGAAGGTTATTCGGGGTACTTAGTTAACTACGGAGATGGTAATGCACCAAATGGTGCACCGTTTGGTTTTGGAATACAGTTTCCAAGATCTAATGAAACAGGAGACTACTTTTTGCGTACAGATTTTTTTCCAAACAGAATGTTTAAGTATGACGGCACACGGTGGATTAAAGTTGAAGACAGCTTGCGTATGGATCTAAGCAATACATTAGAGCGTAGAACATACAAAACATCATTTATTAATAACACTGCTACTAACAACATCGACGGAGAAACTGTTGATGAAAGACAGAGTCTTTCTAAAGCACTACGTCCGCGTAAACCAGAGGCGGATAATTAATGCTACATTTTTACGACGGACAGATTAGACGATATACTACTCAAATGATGAGAATTTTGAGTAATTTTCCTGTCAAAGACGGAAAGGGTATTACTAAGGATGTGCCAGTTACATACGGTGACCTAACAAGGCAAGTTGCTAGTATTATTAGAGATAATTCCGAAAACAAATTACCATCTGTTCCTAGAATAGCAGTTTATATTACAGGTTTAGAACTTGATAAAGATAGACTAGCAGATGCAACCTATACCCGCAAAACAAATATTAGAGAACGTGCATATGACGAAGATAATAATGAATATCTAAATTATCAGGGTAAAAATTATACTGTTGAACGACTTATTCCTACACCATATATGATGAGATTAAATGCTGATATATGGGCATCTAATACAGATCAAAAATTACAATTATTAGAACAAATTTTAGTTCTTTTTAATCCTAGTTTGGAAATGCAAACTACAGATAACTTCATTGATTGGACTAGTATTACAGTAGTTAATTTAGAAAACGTACAATGGTCAAACAGAAGTGTACCAATAGGTGTAGACTCAGAAATAGATATAGCAACTCTTACATTCTCTATTCCAATATACATTTCGCCTCCAACCAAAGTTAAGAAAATGGGTGTAATTACAAATATTATTACATCAATGTTTGATGAATCAAGAGGTGATATTGAAAGTGGAATAAGTGCTCCTTCATTAAATCAATACGACGATTTTGCTCAGCCTGGTACAATTGAAACAGGTTTTGGACGTAAAGCGAATACTGAAGTTTCGTCAGAAGCAGCAAATCAAAACTTCAACACATACGGTGCTTATGTAGACGGTGACACAGTACGTCTTGTATCAAATGGTGCAGTTGGTGTTAAAAATTGGAGGACTTTATTTGAAGCATTACCTGGAACATACACACCAGATGTTGCACGAGTATTCTTTAGGAGTTTAGACAATGATAGCACAGCAACAGGAACATTTGTGCTTAATCCTTTTGATGAGACTATAATCAATATAAATTGGGATACTGACAGCTTCCCCTCTGATACTATAATTGCAGGCCGTACAAGTATAGACTATATTATAAATCCTGCAAATTATAATCCTACTACTATTAAGACAGGTGGATTAAGATTATTACTACTAGATGACA